TACAATGGTCTAAACTCTATAGAAGTATTGATATGGAACTCTCTCTCGATGTCAAGCATCGGGGTGGTGTGGTTGAGTTTATTATGAAATGTAGGGAAGATTACGATAAACTTCTCGACGATTCACCAGATATACCAGCTATTACTATCCAAGCTTTCTTAGTACAGTTTCCCGATAAAGAGAATAAACCCGATGTATGCAACGGTCTAAGTATTATTGTAAATGACGATGCTGCATCACTCACTGGTTCTCGACGCGCCGTTTCAAGGTGGTTGGGGGCTTTTAGTAACGTGGCAGTACACAGAAGAAAGAGTAGTGACATAGAGCGAATGGATTCAATAGAAAAAATATCAGTGTAATATAAATGTTATTGATAAAACTTTTACCAATTCTTATGATTACCCTCGTGTACGGTCTCATCTATTCGTCTATTCACAGAGCTGACCCGGGAGCGTTTGGATTTGAGGATGGTGTCATCGACCCTTTCTATTTCTCGTTCACCACCATGAGTAGCGTTGGTTATGGTGATTACAGTCCCAAGACCAGGATCGCTAAGGCTCTTGTCATGTCCCAACAATTCCTCCTTATTGGTGAAGTTGTCAGCCTTCTCGGTCTCGACAACATCAATAAATTAGCTTAAAGTTGAAGTTCCTATTTAGTATGTGGGTAGTCCCACCGTTATACAAGTTGGTTAGTAATATAATCAAGTTGCACCGTTCTTATAGCTCAGTTGGTTAGAGCGTAGTGCTTATAACGCTAAGGTCATGGGTTCGAGCCCCGTTTGGAACATCTTTTAGAGTGGGTTATCCTCACTGTAAAAGATATATGACTCACCAGGTTGCTATTAAATTGGATGGGATGATATTACTTAAACGTTTCCATCGAATTGTACCTAGGAATATGTTCACTAAACTTACGGACAGTAATGGGGTGGTTTCTATTAGATTGAATCATGTGCAGCGACCTGAACGTGTAATTCCTGGTATAGAAATAACGAAACATAAGCGTCTGGAAATACTAGGGGTTAAAACCGTTTCGAAGAAGGACTCTATGAAAGCTGAAAATTATCAAAGGAAGGCTATTGAGGATGGCACAGGTTTTGAATGTCCGAAGAGTGGTCATATGAGAATTAACACTGAGACTTATGAAATTGCTAAAAATGTTCGACCGTATTCGGGTCCCAATGCAAATTATGACTGGACCGAAGATTTCGACGGACTCCAAACATTTGGGGATAAGTGTCGTATTTTCTACAATTTTAAGTCGATTGTCGAAGATGGTGGTGCCCAAACGAGATCTTTGAGATGCGTTTATGATTTTGTCAAGGCACAACAGAATGTTAGGAACGTTGACAAAAACACATTTTTTGTGAATATATTGGATGGTGAAGTTTGTTCTAAAAAACTACACATGTTCAAACGCTTCGAAAATGAAGATCATATTTATGTTGGCGACTTGCACGATTATTTCGAATGGCTCAACAATAAATTAGAAACAATTCTGTAAGCGAGGTCAAATGGAATTCTTTTACGTGCATACTCCTTACTTTCCCTGTATTGTGGCAAAAACAAACTCCAGTCCCTTTTTCGTCTCGACTCTAGAAACCTATTAAATTTTTTTGTAATCTCAATTTGGTCATCTTCCGATAATTTCACACCCTTAATACATAATGTTGCAAAAGTTCTACTTGTATCAATACCTTGATAGACGTAATCCTTCTCATATTTCAGGTGTATTCTACCACTCGCGGTTCCACTGTCTAATGCAGATAATGTGAGATTTGTTATATTCTCATGTCCTCTATCTTTTACAAAACGAGAAATTTTAATATCTGATTTTGTTTTGAGATTGTAAATATCTCCACCTATGATCCATTTATTCTCTTTTTTCATCTCAAAAGTTTTACATGTCCCGGAAGGTCTTTGTTCCCAAACAACTTGTTGAGAAGTTAGTGGTATATCGGATTTTACAAATGAAAATGCTACAACTGTTGTGGGTGTATCAGGAAATACAGTTTCTTCAAAGTATTTAACTTTAGTTATTTTATACTTACTCATGAATGCATCTCTACAATCTGTATCGACGTCCCTAGGGGATAGGAAAAAACCAGCTGGAATGATGAATATACCACCCAAACACCCATGTTCTTGTTGAACCAATGAGGTTATAAAACATTTGTAAAGGTCATTTGTCTTGTATTTGTCGAAAATATCCTTTGAACTGCATTTGTTTCTAGCTAGATATGGTGGATTTGTGATTATAAAAGAATCCTTATAACAAGGTGGGTCTGTGAGTGTATCTCTATGTAAAATATCGCCACGTTTTGGTTCAATGTCATACGCTTCCCATTTATCATGACCCAACCAATCTAAAAGATCACCCTTACCTGCAAATGGTTCTATGACTTTTGTTTTTGGCTTATCTAAACCTTCCATGATGTACGAGTGATTTACCGTGTAGAACTGACCACGTTCTTTTTTACTCATTATTTAATTATACTTGTAAACTTTTAACTTCAAAAAATGTTTCTAATATACCAGTATGACTCACCAGGTTGCTATTAAATTGGATGACACGACATCTGCGAGTGATTTAGACTCGTTCTTCACACAAATATGGTCACAAGATAAACGTGTTCGAGTTGTTTTAGATGCTACGGAATGTAAAAAAATTTCATTGGGGCGTATTCTTTCTATGAAAGGTGTGTTAGATGAACACAGATACAGTTCTAGAAAGTACATAGACCATACGGTTGTCGTAGTCAGTTCAGGATTTGCACGATTTATATTACGCGCAGGTTTGGCGATCATTAGGACCGAAAGACCTGTGTACATAAAACGAGCTTAGTATACCTAAGTTGATCTAAATCATTGTAAAACATCAACTTCAACTACAACTACTTATTGTCAATTCGACAAACAAAAATGCTTGCACAAATCACTGCTACGACCGAGGATCTCCGATCCATTGATTACACTGATGCCAAGGTGACCAATCTGTATATGGTCAACATCGGCGACTGTGATGTGGCCATCAACGAACCTGTAACTTTTCAGGAATTACGAAAACACATTCTTCAGACTATCTACACCCCTGACCTTTTCGAGGGTAAGTTTGAAATCTCCGATTCACCCAAAGGTGAACACTGGTACCCAATCGAGCTCGTCGGGGTTGTGGACGGGACCGAACCGGAAGAGGTCGAAAAGTACGACGGTCTGTGTATGAAACTGTTTACGTACAACAAGAATGCAAATGACGTTATGAATGACGTTTTCAAGGCGCTGCCCATGAACCATCTTTATTCGTGCAGCATTAATATCACGCTCAAAGATGGTCGAAAAGTGGTGATCAACCACAAGTTCCCTAATACTCAGAGAACGTGTGGTTGGAAACCCGAGTTTATTGATTTTGCGAGGAAGTTTGTCATGGCTTAGTACCCCCACTTCACATCGTCGGGGGTAGCTTGAGGGTGATGCCTCGAGAGGAAGTTTTTCTCACCATGGTCGCTGTGTCCAATGAGACTACCTTGAGACCGGTCAATGAGCATGTGTTTACGCAAATCCTTATAGTACACCCTAGCCCCCTTTTCAATAATATCTTCATGTTTCATATCAACGTGATTGTCCATCGGGTAGAAATATTTGTTATATTTACGCATATTATCAACATTTATGAGATAACACTTCGTACTCGATATCCATTTAACCTTCTCTAGAGTTCCTTCAGTTTTATCTGGGAGTCTTGAGAGACAGTGGAAAAAACACATTTCAAAATTCTTCCCCTTTTCATCTATCACCTGCTGAATTTCGTTGAAAAGTTGGGGAGACTTGATAACCACGTTGTCTTCAAAAATGACTGCATATTTAAGACCTTGCTCGAAACACCTTTTATAAAAGTCCATATGCCCAACAAAACAACCAATCGCACCCAAATTAAAAAAGGTTATGTTTGGTCTCTTGACTGTGGGGTCGTAGTGCATCTCTAGGGCCTTTTCAAAATACTCTGGTTCCATGATGTGTTCAAACTCTCGTGCAATTTGAACTTTCGAAGTGTTAGGGCCATAGATGATTTCGAGGGGTGCAGCAGCATCAAAATGTTTCATGAACGTTTCTTGACGAGTTTTGGCGTCTTTGACTGTGAGCATAAAACATTTATACTCATAAGTCTCCTTTGTTTCAAGTCCTTGTTTACGAAAAGACTCCACAAGAATATAGATCACTAGTGAAAGTAGTACGACAAACAAGAACATACCTACTTAAACAATAGAGAATATTTTTAACAAATGGATGCTATCATAGATGGTATTGGACTGGTGAGTTCAATTCTCATTGCCGTCATGTTTGTGCCACAGGTTGTACATGTACATAAAACAAAAGATACAGATGCCATCAATTATACATTCTTACATATCAATATATTGGCGAGTACTTTAGGACTTGTGTATTCAATTCACTTTCATGTAGTACCAATGATTGTTGCCAATACATCCGCTGGTCTATTTTCCGTCTCACTCACAGGTATGAAGTTCGTGAATGGACTTAAAGAAGAGAACCGAGAGATAGATATAGTAGCTGAGGCTCCAGCTCTTATGGTGTAGTTGGTCAACACTGTGGACTTTGAATCCACCACCCCAAGTTCAAGTCTTGGTGGGAGCTTGTTGTTCCTCTCTTAGCTCAGTTGGTAGAGCAATGGACTGTAGTTCCATTTGTCACCTGTTCGATTCAGGTAGAGAGGACATTTTTTCTCCCATAGCTCAGTTGGTAGAGCGTGCGACTGTTAATCGCAAGGTCATCGGTTCGAACCCGGTTGGGAGAGTTAGTTGTTTTTAGATGGTGTTTTCAAATTAAAAGATCTTAAATATATATCGAAAGAACAACTTGAAGATACTGAAAAGAATCAAGAGTAAAAAATAACTTAAAAACACAATTCTTATCAATAGTAATGACAACTATTGCTAATTTATTGATTACACCAGTCGTGTCCCTAAAGAAGCGATTTGGGGGTCGTGTGGCGTCATCTGCTCTAGATACCCCACCGCCCCCAGTTGATACGACTAAACAATGGGATTTTGGTAGTTACTGTTGGAAAGTGACAGTTGAGTCCAAAGATAAGGAGAGTGGTAAACCTGACAAAACGTTTATTGGGTACAGTCAAAATATGAATATCGCAGGTAGGACTAAAGGTGCTTGTGATAGACATAAGAAATCAGGAACAGTTTGTGGAGAACCCCAACTGGCTATGAAAGGTGGTGAGTGTGATGAAGTCATTTTCATGAAGAAAACCCCTGATGGTCCACTCATCAGGATTAGTGCACCATTTTTTTAATCGTTGTTAGTTATAAGAATGAGTAATTTCATCAAGACAGGGAACCAGGTTGGTAAAGGGATTGCGACATTGAACCTGGCTGTGGCTGTATGTCTTGCGATGTCTCTATCGTCTTGTGGTTCTTTTTTACTCATAAGAAAACCAAAACATTCCGAAACTGTAGAAGGAACAGTTACAAAGTCCGAGTGTACCGCACTTCCACCTAAAGATGATAAGATTATATACGTGTGTGAAATTGAATATGAATACACTGTGGATGATAAAAAGTATACCAAAAAAACAACTATGGAAAAATATAAAAAATACCTGGATGGTGACAAGGTGAAAATATTCTACGACCCATCGAACCCTGATAGTACTGAAGTTGACGGACTAGACAAGAAAATGGCTGGATTCGGTCTCATTGGTGTGGGGTTCCTTGTTGTATTAATTGCCACTGTGTGGTATCTCATCGCAACAAAGATAAAGGGGGGTGGGACAGCCTTGACAGCAATGACTGCTTTATCGGCTTTTAGGAGGTGAATTAAAATTTACGACTTTCTTCATCGGCACCTATATATACCGGGGGTGCTTCAAGTATCTCAAGTTCAAGTGTACCCTGTTGAGTTTGAGATGGTTTTACATACGCTATACGACAATCATTTGCACGAAGGACGGGAGTTCCATTCTGGGTTGGTATGACGACTGGTTTACAGAGAAGTGCAAACATTTATATAGACAAAGAATTAAAGGTACCTCGTTTAACACGTACCCAACCCTGTATACTTATATCACTCTCTTCACACCACGGATAAATTTCATCGTCATCTCCTATGAAATTTAGAGCACGTACACCCGTTTCAATACACTTGTCACATATAGCCTTGTTATCATCAATAATGAGACCTATATCTAGGGCGTGGCATATTTCCGCTTTGTGGATTTCGTTGGATGTATAACTATTTGTAAGTATAACATCGTCGAACATATGTGGGAAATACATATCTATCCATTTTTCAGTTTCTTTTCGGGCCATATCTTGGCGTCCAGTTACGATATACATTTTGTCATATCGCTGTCTAAGGTTAAACATAGCTTTTTGTGCTCCAAAGATTGGTGTAAGTTCTGTGAATGCTTTAGATTGATAAAATTCATGGACCATTTTTTGTGAAGTTGATTCATCTATGTCAAATATTTCGCGATACACATAACTGTATTTGGGTTTGGTGATAGTTCGTTTATGAAATTTAGCCATTGGGATTAAGAATTTTACTAAGACTTCGTCGATATCGATTGCAACCCTGTTCATTTATTTATTACAAACATTATTCATACTCTATAATTACTACACCCACAGGGAAAAGGTGTTCCATTATTTTCTCAACTTTAATTAGATGTCTGGATTACCAGTTGTAAATTATGGCAGAATGGAACGACTTAGACCACCAGAAAGCACACCAGTGCCATTGACTTTAAACACATTTTGTATCGTATTAATAGTTATATTTCTATTGTACCTATACAAACGCTCAGTCGCAATTACTCAAGAGCGTCAACAATTTTATACTTGAGACACTTTTCTGGGGAAAGATAGATATCCTTCTTCATCAATTTTTTTAACATTTTCTCAGGGATTTTAGTCTTCTGGAGATACATCTGTTTTAACTTCTTCATAAACTTATCCGTTGATTTCAGCTCATGCTTAAGTTCTTGGAAATTGCCCCACATCTCTGTCGAAATCTGGTGAATGAGAATGTATGCATTCTTACCCATACGTCTTTCAGACCCACCAAGTAGCATAAATGTAGCCGCGCTACAACAAGAACCTTGGGCGATGGTGATAACCTTGACCCTTGAAGTTTCGAGAACATTCATCATGTTCATACCAGCAAAGATACAACCACCTTCACTCATGATATGGACTCGGATGGATGGCTCGTATCCAACGAGTTCAGCTTTCTTTTTAAGAAGTTCAATCTCCAATTTCTTAAATTTATCAACGAAGTCAAGAGTATTTTCACGATCGACATCGGCATAGAAGAGAATTTCATTCCCGATAGTTTTAACGTATTCCTCGTGGACTTCAACTTCTTCTTCCTTCGTACTCATTCTTCAAGGCTTTCTTGATTTTAGTTACGTCTCTTGATTTTAAGCCACTTCCAACAGCCAAGTGGTTGATGACGTCGAAGTCTTGAGGTGTGATTTTATATTCTACAAGTTTACTTAGGTCTCCTTTTTCTGCATACTTCTTTAAAAGACATAATTCTTCTATACCTAACCCCATTCTTGATTTTTTCTTAAGTTCCTCGAATTTCCCTTTTCTCATTTTATAGTTCCCAAGTTTAGTCCAACAACTCCCTGGTCTAATTTTATCCTTATCGAGTGGTTCACCCAGACACTTCTTTGGTATTGTGAGCGCATGTAAGACGAAATAAGGCATGAGGTTCCAATTCCCTGATTTATATATATAATTGTCGTAGTAATCAGCCGTAGAAAAGGAATCACATATAGTCGTAATATCAACCCCTTTGGAATTTATATAATTCTCTTGAAAAACATCCCACATGTGTCCATGTTCATGTATACTATCATAAATTGGTATAGGTTTCGGATCTGATAATACATCAGTTATGAATTCTTTCGGTGTTTGGAAAATATCCATTTCATCATACCCATCAAGATAGGTGAAAAAGTTTCGAATATTACCATTACACCTATACGCTGCATTTTCTGCTTTAGGGTTTTTATCTTCAACGAGTGTGAGTAATACACTAGGTTTATGTTTCGGAATAAAAACAGTTTCAAAATTTGGATACATGCACATGTTTGTACACGTTACTAATAGTGAACCACGACTCAATCGATCACCATCAGAAACCTGTTCTATAATTGGTTTGAAGGTTGGTTCATAGTCTTCAATAAACACATGTTTTGATGAAGGTTTAATAAACGGTAAAAAAAGTGATTTACTTTTGAGATGTTCAGTTCGTAACTCAACATGATTTAAACCTTCTAAAACTTCATTGAGTACATATGATTTACCAACACCAGAACATCCACATATGAATACATTCTTTCTTTCCCGAATGTACCTTCGAATAAGTTCAATTTGTTTGGTGTGAATTGTTGTCACGGTTTTTACTTCAACTTTTTTTTGTGGTATGATTTTAATGAAAGAGTCCATTGATGATATTACTAATCAGGCCATAGATTTAGTGCTAGAAAATGACGCACTACATAAACGTATCGTAGAACCTTTAAAAAGGAAAATTTTACCATACGTTGCATGTGGAATTCTTACCAATGTAAGCATGTTTATTCTGTTGGTGTACCTTGCTCGACGTCTGAGTCTTCTTCCTCTTCCTCTTCCTCTTCCTCTTCCTCTTCCTCTTCCTCTTCCTTGATTTCAACGGTTTTTGATTTGGAAAGGAATTTACCCACACGCTCTAGTGGTGTATTTTTAGTTATAGCTTCTATGGGTTCAATAGTTTTAGGAACTTTCAAAACTGGGATTGAACGCACATTAAGAATCTCTGGTTTTGTAAATATATTATCTAGAGGGTATTCTTGATCAAAGTTTGTCATAATTTTTTTAGGAATTGAGGGAGACTGTTCAAGTAGTCTATCATATTCAGTCTTACATTCTTCTACAAACTTCAAACCATCCTTCTTACGTTCATCCCGTGGTATAGCTAACATTAAACGAATATTTCTAGATAATAGACCATGTGCTAACGCCGCAGTTCTATGATTTTCCATGAGTTCGTTAATTTTTAAGAATTGCATAACTGTCGCGATGAGACCAGCGATAAGATTCAGACCACCTATAATAGATGGTGCAGCTGGTTGAATACTCAGAGGTAATGTAGATTGTGCAAAATTTGCAGTCCCTGTAATAGTTGAAAGAACAATCACAGGTAAAGTGAACTTCATACTCAAATCTTTATAGAGTAAAAACCCACGATGGTGCATAAACCTGTAGCAGGCACAGGTCTCACCCCACTGTCTTAATATAATTTCGTGCTGGTCGTTCCATATAATTTTATCTTTTACCATTATATATAGTAAATGAATATAATTTTTGCATTACATACTATTTTTATACTCATGATTTTGATTGTACCTTTTACAAATAATCGTAGAAATCTCGAGTTTTACTCGATGGTTATACCATTCATCTTCTACCATTGGTCCGTGAATGATGACACATGTGCATTGACTCAAGCAGAGTCGTATGTGACTGGTAAGTCTAAAGATGAAACCTTCATGGGGCGCCTGGTTGGTCCTATTTACAAAATGGAGGAGAATGATGTAAATAAAATGACAAAGACTATGTTTTTTGCTCTTTGGGCATTTACACAGTACAGGTTGGGGGTTTTTGATACATTCTTCGATGAAATACAAGAAACCCTTAAACGTAAAACAAAGTAATCTTATTTCCTCCTCGTAAGTTCATGAACCTGTTTCATAAATTCACGATTTCGACGAATCTTTGGGTCCGCTGCAATAAGACGAAGAAGAGCAGCAGTGGGTATAGTTGGTTTATTCCCTGTAGGTTTGTTAGTCTTTTTTAATTTCGACTTTGCATTCTGAAGTTGCTTTGCTGTTGGCATATACTATAGGTTACCAATATATTTGAACTTGTCAAAAGAGTGTACACAAGACCTAAAATTATCAAACACAATCATACATAACGCATCAGCTATATCGTGTTTTCTCTCATAAGGAATTTCACCTTCTATGTATTTTCCTGCTATGGCTACTGTTCTTTCCTTACGTTCTTCATAATTTAAATGTCGCATCCCAAAATGCACATGCATGCTCACAGGTGAAACTAATAAAACCTTCTCTTTGAACATGTAATGTAATAAAATCTCGATATTTTGAAAGCCACCAGGTGGTTGTCGTTCTATAAGTATTTTGTCAGCTGAATCGAAAATACTTTGGTGATCTTCTACAAATAAAGGAATAGTGTCTACAAAATCATTTGACTTTATATATTTATAATCTTCCAAACTTACCTTCTTTAGGAACTCTACCGTAATTTTTGGTCGCGATAAAGACTCTGCTAAAACGAGACCCATATTATGAAACCCGATGTCTATCGCCAACACCTTCATGTCTTTATGTGAAAGATTTTCCTTAACTATAGTATATGAAGAACAAACAAAAAACTCAATTGTTACTACTGACCGTTGTCGTACTTATCGCGGCTGTAGGCTACATGTTCTACAACCCCCAAGTTGTCGAGGTCCCAGTAGAAGTGGCTGTTCCAGTACCAGTGCGTCCAGTGCCCACTCGCCGTGCACAGGTGCGGGAACCCGAATTTAGAGGACCCCCTATCAAGCAGTACAAACCCGGACACATGCAGCAGATGGGTCTCATCACGAATGGTGAGGAAACCCTCCCTCTTTACGGTAAAGAGGTCCGTGGTCGTCGGGACCGCTACAGTTACTATACCACCACGGGAGGTGAAAACATTTACCCAGTATCAGTTTCCCACAATGCGAGAGACTGCATGGAAGACATTGGGTGCCAAGAGCTATACGGAAATGAAACAGTCACCGTTATGGGAAAGACTGGTTCATTCACTGTAAACATGTACAGGACTGATGATTACTTCTAATTTATTACGCCGCTGGAGTTTCCGCTGGAGTTTCCTGCATCTTTTTGACACGTTTCTGTATGTCATTTACAAGTGAACTCGTCTGACTGGAAGAACAACAGCATGACAGAGCACACACGGCTAATACGGGGGGTGGTTTCATTGGCATTTTCATGATAAGCATTACAACAAGCATGGAACAAATGCAAGAACCTACAGTCATTCCAAGCTTGTCGTTACTCATTGGTTCACCCGAGGTTGACATGAGAGCTCCTAACATCTTTACTATACGTCAACAAAAATTATTATGGATACTATCGTATTCCCTAGTTATAAACCCAGATTTACCTGACAATTCCGCCTTTATGCGCAGAAGTTCAACTATCGTATCGTCATCAAGATGTTTAAGAAAATCCGCTTTCATCCTGATATCGTGAAGTTGGTGCGCCTCCTTTTTACCTTGTACATATGGCCATGTGTGTTTTCGTAGAGATGTGACTTCTTCCTCGAGCTGTCTAATTCTAGGAAGAAGAACCCTGTTAATAAGAATTTTAAGCTCTATGACATCACTCATCTTACCGTAAGTGCGTTTTTTATCTTTATACACTGTAAGATGTCACTACCAAAAGGTAAGAGAGATTTCATTCGGAAATTAATTGTAGATATGAATGAAGTGGCAGAAATTAAACGTATCATGAATCAAATTGGTAGGGAACCAACAAATAATATAGATCATATGATAAAGAAACAGTTTCTGGTTCGAACTGATAATGGTGAGTACACTGTGAATAATGTAAATTTTCGTATGGGTATTTCAGTTCTTGATTTTGATGTCTTGGCTAAAATACTACTACGTTTAGATCAAGTTGGTTTCAATTTACAAGAGTTATATAGACATAGTAAACCCAATCCGTTACACTTTAACCAGGAAGATATGTTATATGCTAGACTTATTGCAAGTGATGACATCACATGTTTTACCGATTTGATTTTGTATTGATTGTCTCCGACTTGAAGAAGTCATTGAAGGGGCAACCTGGACACCTTCTGTGACGTATAGCGCAATCGAGCTTGTCAACCTTCTTCATACATGGTTTTTTTCGCTGTCGATAAGTTCGTACTCGTCGCCCGATGTTATGAAAACAAATTGAGGTTTGACCAATAGCTAACATGTTACTAGAATCAAGAATGATAACTTTATATTAGAATAAATAATCTCAATGAACAGTATATGCAGTATCTAGAATTGAAAAATAAGGCTAAGAAGCAAGGTCTTCGTGTCACCAAAACTGTCAAGGGAAAACGCGTGCAGCTCACAGCTCGGGAACTTCGCGCTAAAATTAGGATGAACTTTGAGAACAGTGTGAAAAATGCACAGAAAGTTATCAGAGTGTGTCAAACTATTATAGTTCCAACCCGGACGATGGGTGTCCCTCCCCCACCTCCTCCACCACCACCCCAACGACGAGCACCAGTCGTAAATGCTGGACGCGCGAAACTGATGGCTGAGCTGAAAAATATATTAAAAAAGAGGGGTGTAGTAAAATAATGGAAGACACTCTCAGATTGAGAAAAGTCAAAACCCTCTTAGAGACCTGGAGTGGTGAAAATGTGGACGAAGCATACTCACTACTTTGTACCTACGCCAATGCAATGCGAGAAAATGGAAATCCTGAAGAATTCGTAGAGCAGTATCTCGGTGAGGAACTTTACGAACGCTTGAACACGATGATTAAATTTTTTAAAAAGTATGAAAAGTTTAAATTAGACTTTCGTGACAACCATTGATTTGATGCTGGTACACTTTTGGTCTGATGGACCACCTAGGGTTAATTTTGCACCACCTTTGTTTTCTTTGGGGTAGGTGTCAACACTGAAACCTGCCGGTACGATGAGAGATTTAAAAGGTGTTCCCACTGATATTGTGATTTCTCCATCAACAAATTGAGTATCTTCCCCAAATGCGTGTCCATCCCCCTTATAATCACATTCCATAAAGGCACTGACATAAGGTGACGCCTTCTTCTCAGTTATCAATTCTTCCTTAGCTGCGTTCTCCTGTTCTTTTTTGAACATGTAAAATCCACCCCCCATTGAGGCACTGAGGGAAGACACTACACAAATTATGAGGGCTATCTCAGCCATATTATAATCTATACATATTATAATATGGCCGCTATTGCTGTCGGTCTTCTCGCTCTTTGCTGTTGCTCCTCTTCAGCCTCGGCTGGTGGGTTCTTTGGTGGTCTCATCCCGGGAACGGAACCACACTTTTTGAAAGCCACAGAAGCTGATAAAATGAAAGAAATTGTTGAAGGTTTCGTAAAACACACTAAAGAAGGTAAACAAAAGTTGGAAAAGTTCCCAGACCCAGGACCAGATATGTCTGGTTTAAATGATGAGGAGCGTGTGGAATACATGGAGATTGCGAGAGACCACACCCAAGAATTACGGGATGGAGAATTCTGTAAAGTTGTAAAAGAAAATACAACCGATGAAGGTAATTTTAATGGGAAATCTGATCTAACAAACTATTCATCCAGTGTTTTCACACTGAATGGTTCTAAGAATAAAAAAGTCCTTTTTCAACAGTACGTTGGTATAGGTCCTGGTCCCAACCAAATTAGTAATAGTAAAATACCAGAAATGATAGGATTGTGTACGATGCCTGATGAGGCCTTTGAAGAATTGATGGAAAGATTCAAATAATCACGATACCAAACCTCTTAGACATGAACTTCTCAACACCCTGAAACGTAGGAAAACTCCAGAGGTACCAACGGGACCAAAAACCAGCCCCGTCGATACCGCTCATATTCCAATTCTCTTTGTCACTGAATGTCACATTGAGCATCATATCCTGAATTTTCTTGGGGTCTCTCTCTGCTATTGTGCGTTTGGGTACTCGACCACCATGGCGGAGTACGTAGGAACGCATACGTGAAGGATTCTTGTGTTTGGTGTAGTCGGAATACCCACGTGCACCAAAGTCAACAGTCCTGCCGTCTTCTAAGACAGCCCTCAACTTCTTTTTAGGGTTGGGGCTACGAATAATCTTGACGCGCATACTTATATTTTACAGAGATAATTTACTTGCCACCGCAGCAGTACTTTTCCGCCTTGGGCTGACCAAGGAAGAAGAGCTTCTCGGGGCCACGCTGGACACGGTACATGTGGTCGTACATGTGGAGGAGTCCAACGGTGAGCGCAAGACTGGCAACGACGACACCGTTCATCTTACGCGCGGTGAAGGCATACCCAGCGATGAGAGCAACAAGCAGCATCTGGATGATGGTAAGTTGGGGCATCTTGGGCATGGAGAAGCGAGACTCAGTGGTCGCGACCTCCTCAGTGGGTTGGGGCTCGGCATACATGGACTTGGGGTAACCAGGCATTTTTATTATCTACTGAGAAAATAATGTGGCGTCTCCTGTTTGCCCCCATAATGATGGTCCTGTATGATTATATGAAACCACCTGTGGACCACCTTTACTTTTCAAATGCATGGCGACCACTCCTTGGTATACAGAATACTTTCAGGGACCTGGTACATTGCTTGTCCGAGCACGATGTAAAGCACTACCCTGGTCTTCTTCTACTGAAACTTCATTATCCCAGGTTGCGTGAAGAATTTGAAAAAGTTTCACCAACTCTTGAAAAGACCTGGTACCATGATACAAATCCGTGGTTTGAAAAGAATGATGGGTACTATTTCTACAAGGCTACACAGTTTCCACTCCTGGATAGTCTCATCAACCAAATACCGTGTATACACACGGAGGGTGCCTCATTTGCGGTCATAGAGGGTCCCATGGTTTTGCACCCACATCGTGCTGAATCCAATGAACTCCTACGATACCAACTGACTATACATGGTGAGGGTGATTGTAGCCTGTACACTGAGAATGGGCGTCACATACACAGAGAGGGTGAAGATATCCTCTTTGATCATGCAAGATACCATGAACTGGTTAAAACTGGTGATGGTCGAAGGGTTGTACTTATCCTTGATGTTCACAGGTGATTCCGACACGTTGCGATGTACATATCACTGCCACCTATGAGTTCTAGGGTTTTGTCGTCTACAATTCTCTTGGTAAAGGGTCCTGGGGTTCCATCTTTGCATCGCATACAGAGTGCCGAGAGTTTGGTCACATCACATGCGAGTGGGATACAGTCGATGAGTTCACCAAACTTTCTCTGAAAAGAATCAGCATCGAGACCAGCCAGAATCACACATTTATTGATAGATAGACAACACTCAACAAACTTTTTGAGATTAGGAAAGAATTGTGCCTCATCTATGGCGACGATATCAGCCATGTCAAACTCATCTCTATTCATAAGTTCAAATAGGTCAAACACTTTATGACAATTGAATTGTACATTATCATGGGTTTTCAAAACTTCCTCGGGTGATCTGATATCTTTTGCGGAATTGACAACGATTATATTTTTACCAATAACTTTTAGACGCTTAAGTCGTCGAATAAGTTCTGAAGTTTTACCAGAAAACATATTTCCCATAATAATTGACAAACCCATCTTCACCTGATTATTATACTATTGTATTTTTTATATGGGTGAACTTCACAAGGCAACTTTTAATGGTCATGTGGGCTATTATAATCCTAGGACTGGTAGGGTTAAATTTGGGAAATGTATTTATTCGAGTATCGGGGCAGCTATAAATTATCTCGGTGAGAAGTAAGATGCCTCTCAGCGATGCTACCATCACCAAGAAGGTTGAGGAGTTGCGTAAAACACAGGGTAAAATCTATGCACCCCTCAAATATTTCAGGGGGCTTACAACTCTCAAGGGGGTTGAGACACGTTATAAAAAGATGCTCCGGAAAAATTATAAATTTTTCGAGACGGACAAGGGACAGAAGACAAAAACTTCCTCCTACACCCAGAAATTTAGGAAGATGTATCCGGGAGCTAAATCCCTCCCTGAAATTGCTAAGGCTACTAAGATTCCTCTGAGGACTGTGAAGACTGTGTTCAACAGGGGACTCGCTGCGTGGAGAACCGGGCATCGTCCGGGAGCCTCTCCACAAGCGTGGGGGTATGCTAGGGTCCATAGTTTCGCCACTAAGGGGAAGACCTACTTTACGGCGGATGCTGACCTTCGGAAGTGAACCATTCATCGATTCGTTCTATCATAGCGCGCTTATCTTCTTCTGTGTACTTGGTACCCTTTACCTGATTCTCTCTCCCCCCCTCTATATCAATCAACCACTGAGAGTTCAGATAGTGCCAGCAATATTTGTTATCATCTGGAAAATTCCACCCATAACATGGAATGATTTCATCTATCTGAACCTCATCGTTATCCGTTTTTGGACGACCATACCTATCTTCAAAAAGTTTACGGAGATACACACCCCACTCTTTCGGGGTCATACAAAGATCGTCTATAGCATGCGTAGGGTTGTTATCTTTTAAAGCGTGTCTTCGCCGACATCTCCTTAATCTAATCAGATACTGTTCTCCACCACAGAGTTTACATGAATATTTTACTAACTTATGTTCACAAATTTGACTCCCTTCGCATTTAGTACAATAACGACGTTGGACTTTGTGTTCACATATTGATCCTCCACCACACTCCCAACATACCGAACGTCGTTTATCATGCTCACAAAACACATTCCCACCACATTCTCTGCATGTAGAACGTATTATTTTATGATCACAAATTGATACTCCATCACACTCCCAACATACATGACGTCGTTTACCGTGTGGACAAGATACGCATATACTACACGAAGAGCGGGTCTTGTCGTGCTCACATATTTCCGAACCTACCTTTATTCCATGTTTCAGACCATATTCCTTGCATACAGGTTTGTTGCACCTGGATGCACGTTTATTACAGAAACAAAACCAATGATATTTAATTTTGTGAAACTCACATGGTTGACACACATCAGATACAATGAAAAAATCTAGTGTGGTTTGAGTCATGTTAAAATATAGTCACTTAAAGTCTCTAAGGCACCTAAATCGTATCAAAACAACCTAACAAAACATGGAACTCCAACGTACTATCATGAGCGGCGACCTCAACGGGCTTCGTCCGGGAGCCTCTCCACAAGCGGTCCATAGTTTCGCCACTAAGGGGAAGACGTACTACACGGCGGATAAGGATTTGAGGTAATTAATACCTAAATTGTTTTGATATACCCTTTTTTAAGAATGTATTTAGCTTTGAAATTTTTGAATAATTCGGCATCACCACCCTTGTTTGGGTGAAGTTTGAGAGCACCTTTTAAATAAGCTTGTCGTATAGACTTCTCATTCTTTGCCCTACCGAGAGCGTTAAACAGATTTCGTTCAACTAAAGATAGTTTTTTGTTCTTCACGGCATTTGAGTTGTTATTTGAGATGTAAGTTCGAAAAGACTGGTACAAATTAGATATTTGTTCACTTTTTGGCCATTTATACCACTTAGCTTTATCTCCTACGTAAATTTCAAAACCACGGTTATTTGTGTAGTTTGGGACATTGGTTGTATACAATCCAGCATTCCTCGTCAACCTTCTCCCCAGATTTCTCATTCTCTTGGCTGATCGTACATGACGCTGAATATAAAATTTGAATTCTGCTGGTTCCAAAAGAATTCCAGTTCCTCTAGTGTTTGATTGATACACATCAACACCTATATCAACCCATTCTGAATCATGGCTATAGTTAAAACCGTTAGTTCCTGGAAAATTATGATACACTCTTTTTGAAGACGGAGCAGCTACTGACATCTTCTTACTATGAGTAAGTATTTTTTATTTCTTTACCCCGGAATGAGAGTATCAACGTCATCACGTGCGTTTGTACATACGCAAATCCAATACAAAGACGTCAACCCCAAAAACGCAATCGGGATACCAATCATTAGTATTAATTTACAATTTTAAATCTAATGTTCAGTCTAGCATTTTACACACTAAAAAGAAAACCGTGTCCGTAAGGGGTTATTATGAGTTTAAACGCGGCCGCGACGGGAGTGTAGCGAATAAGCCATAACGAGCTCACTGTATGTATATCCGAGTTCCTCTTCAAATTCTTTTAATTTTAATTCTCTTTTAGTCAGTTTACGTTTTATATCTAACCCCCAATAACCCGGTTTCCATTCATCTTCGGGAAGTGATTCCGTGGCTGCATGTAACATCGAACGATACTCAAGAATATCTGGTAAAAGATTACGTATATTTTGTCGTATTTTTTCTCGTTCTTGGTCATAAATTCTGACATACGTATCTTGTGATGATTGGTACATTGAATCGATTTTTCTCCATCCTTCATCTTCCATCTGATATGAAGTCAAATTGAGACTACCCGGGTGTTGTGAACATACTTGATATTTTTTACCATCCTTTCCACGGTAGTATTCCAAGTGATCCAGACCAAACTGTTGATAATAAGAACGTATAAATGTGTATTCTTGTTTAGTGGGTACACGTGATGATTTCGAATCAAGCATAAATGAAGTTCTCGCTAATATGACATCTTCAGTATCAAGACAATTCCCGGCTCTGAACCCACCCCAATAAGTATTTTCATAGAATGTAGGGTTCATAATGACACGTTCATATAAGTACACAGGAGTTTCGACGATTGCGGTCATCTTCGTTTATCATATAAGAATTCAATCCTTTATATCCATTCATAATTTATCTTGTCAATAAGTAGGATGATACTCATAGACCAGATAGTTCGGTACCTCTCAAAAGATATAATGTTACCGACACGATGTTACGCGACTAAAAAGCAACTCGTGTCTGTAAGGGATTGTTGTGATTGTAAGATTTTCTGTAAGAAACCACCAAAGGGTTCCGTACCAGCGTATGTATTAATAACTAAATCTAAGCCCTAACTACCTTATGTAAAAAAAGCGTTTAGGCATTTTGGAAACTAGGGTATTCAAAAGAACTTCATCACCCGTATGAACATCAATAGCCATTGATATTCTCATATCACCAGTTGTATTTTTGGGAACACCATGTAACATATCAGATGGAAAAAAGGACAACTCACCGACTTTATTATCATGTTTTACACCTTCGTAATACGTTCCAGTAGTTGGATCCCCATATAAAAATATATTTCCACTCCCGATGAGTGCGATGTTAGTAGATTTATCATAAATATGTCTATATTCGTCAATACCTTCATCTTGTCTAAAAATATTTACCCAACATTGAACAACACATGGACCAAATATTTCTTTCAACTTGGGACATATAATAGTATTAATAATACGAATGTTGAGATAATTAAAACAATGGTATCGCCCCGTTAGAGAATCTTCGGAAGTGCCCACATATAGGTCAGGACCAAGTCGTTTAACTGCATCTTCTAGATAAAGGATTTCACGAACAATTGTATCACATTCTTCTTGTGTCAGAAAGTCATACCTTTTTAGACCTTTCATTACAATATATAATTACAAATTCTTTAATATATTTCTAAGCCCTAACTCTCTTCATCCCCTCT